ATCAAGCCAAAAATAAAATCCCACATTTTATTGTTCCTTTATAAACACGTAACGACGTGTCATTATATTTTTAAAATGATGTTGTCCATCATATGTACCCATATACATATAGTTTTTTATCCAATCGCCGTGTTCTGCTATGGCGTATTCAAAAATCGTGTTTACTTTTTCTTGTGTCATACTACATATTCTCCATTTTAAGTTCGTCGCTGTCGTCGTATTCAGCCTCGTATACTTCGAGAATATCCAAATCAGCGTTTGTTATATCGTAACCATGTTCCTTAAAAACTTCCTCAGCTAAGTTTAATGCCTCCATATCGCTATGAGCAGAAACCATTGTTTCATCACGTACTGTTATTGTTATTTTATAATCTAACATCTATATGCCCTCCTGTAATGTCCGTACCCCAATATAGAGTACGGCAATTATTGTTAATAATAGTTCCCAATTGTTTCTGATAAATTTCATATTTAAACCTCATTAATTAATTGTAATAGTTCGTTTGCTTTGTTGATGATATTCATGTTTGCCATATCGTCCGTATCGGCTAGCTTTACTAGCAAGTCGTAAAATCTGATATTTTCTTTTTGTGTCATTATGCTAATACCCCCCCTTTTTTAATATTTTTCATAGGCTCAAAAACTGTAACACCATAAATGTAAGTGCCGTTATATTCATTGTAGCCGACCGATAGTATGCCCAAATCATTATTTAATTGTTTTAACCACGCCTCAAACATATCGTTTATCTGATTGTATTTATAATCGTATGATATTGTAACGCTATCCTTAAAACGTAAACTCGTGATTTTTATTCTACTACCCTTTGTATGAGTAGCACTTAAATATTTAACTTCTATTAGATGTACTTTTGTTGTCATAATTTACCTATTCTGAGCAGTTATAAGCTTGCTCAGGCTATTAGTTAATTTATATTTCCCACTCTGTCCAATAACAGTCCCCATCATCATCATAATGCTCGAGCCAGGTTGTATCTGTAGCCTGTAAAGACTTATTTAAGCACGCCTCCGAGCAATAGTAGTTATCGCAACAGTACCAACCTGTTTGAAGTTTATTTTTTGTATCAATATCAAGCGTATTATTACAAGTGCTACAAACTCTATATTCAATTTCTGTAAGCATTTTTAGTACTCCACTTCTAAATTATCAATGTTGAACGTTTCGTAACAGTTATCACACCTAAGATTTTCAAAGCCCTCTGTTTCATATTCGTTAAGATAGATAGCTAGTTTTCCGTCTACAAATTCGCATTTGTATTCAAATTGCTCATCAACAATTAAATGCTGATTGTCGCAACAAGTTAGAGTTTTAGTAGTAGTTTCCATTTGTTGTGCCTTTCGTTATGTTTACACTATTATAATATCAAATCAAATTGATATATGCAAGTAGTTTATCAAAGAAAATTTACAAGTTATGCACAGTTTACGATTGACAAAAAATGCAGTCGTATTGTCCGGGCTGATTGTTCGAACTAGTGAGCACAGTTAGTACAATGTTTCTTCTATACAGTAATACACTAAATAGTTAGATATACAGTATACTTGTTATACAGTGAGCATTAATATCAAGCTAAACTCAATCAATCGTACCTCAACCAATCGTACTACTATTACTTACTGCTACCTCTGTTTTATTAGTCATAGTTACTTCACAATGTATAGTTACTACCCCTGAAAATCGCTTCAATCGGACATTCTCATATATGCTTTACTCGCTTACAGCTCAAACAATTAGACCTTCTTTTATTGCTTGCTCATACGTGGGGTGGTTCTCTCATATAATTCCTTATATATTGCGACTATTTATACATACAGAAATAGAAAAATAAAAACACAAAAAAAATAACGTACAGAGGGGGTTCCCTGTGGGGGCTCTCTAGGTAAATGAATTATTAGTAATTGAGATAAATACAATTGTATAGAAACACACAACTAGTTAAGTAATTAAGACCCCCAAAAATATTTTTTATATTCGTGTAAGGCCCCAAATGTGTTATAATGTAGAAAAGAAAAAAAACAGGAGATAAAAGTGGCAACAGTAACAGTAACACCAGCAGAGATCATTACAGACACCCCCTCGGCTAATGCTCAAATAGAAGTAGGAACTAGTGGAGTTTATGAAGCTACTAGCTTAACAATAGGTAACTATAGATTTATAGGTACAGCAACCACTACAACTCTTGTTACAGGTCCTGGTGTTCTTATAGCAGTTGTTGTTGGTAAAGCAACTACTGGAACAGTTACGGTGTATGACAACACTGCAGGATCCGGTACAGTCATTACTCAATTTGGTACTGGTACGGGAACGTTTGGTTTCCAGATAGGTGCACGCTACTCCAACGGACTTACAGTAGTTACAACTGCTGCTGACAACATTACTCTTATCTACGTCTAGACATACTCAAAACCATATAGTATAATGTATACTATAAAATAAATTTTTAATTTATGGGTAGGGTATGCCACAAGTAACGGTTTACGTTAGAAAGAAAGATTTAAAGATCTGGAAAGACTTGAAAGATAAGTCTGAGTGGTTAAGTAAGCATCTCAATGCAATACTCGATGAACAATTAGAGAACGGGGAATCTAATGAACAAAAAGAAACTGATACAGCTGACGTTGTTTTAATTCAACACGTTGATGAACGTCCACCAAAAATTAATCAATTAGATTTAAATACTTTACTTGCGTCGCGTAAAATTAAAGTTTGTAAACACAATTACTCTGTTGGGCTTTGTAAATTTGGCTGTAAGCGATGATTACAATTGCTGTCTGTACCATATCTACAAGAGCAAGTTTATTATCTCGATTATTATTTTCTCTAAACGATCAACTAGAACCCTACAAAGATAAAGTAGAAGTTGTCATAGCAGAGGGGTGGGGTAAACAAAGCGATAAGTTTAATTCTATTGTAGCTGATGCACCAAAAGGTTTTATAGCTCTTATTGATGATGATGATTACTTATCACCTAATTATGTTGAGCAAGTAGTTAAAGCAGCGTACTCAAAAGATAAACTTAGAGATGGAATAGATTACATTGGCTACCAAATTTTAATGACGTATGACGGCAAGTTTCATGAGATTACATCAGACAAAGAAGCTAGTGGTGATTATTATTCAATCAAGTGTTTGTTTAACACTGATATAATGAAACAACTCAAACTCGAACCAAACATAAGTGACGATGTTACATTAGCTCACAAGGCTGGAGCAATGAGTAAAGGCTATTATTTTATTGACGACATTCTTTACTATTATGATTTTTGGGTAAACAATAGTGTGTTTAGAAATCCTGTATATGCAAAGCAAAGAGATATTGGTGTGTATCCATTTGACAAAAGTAATTTTACTTGGAGAAACTATGAGCATTGAAGATGATCTAGCAGAAATATTTAAAGACAAAAAAGAAAATGAATTAGAAAAACATTTTCTTAAACCATACATGGGATGGCAATGTCCACTTTGTTTTGAAGTTTACAATCCGTTAGTACTGAACTGCATTAAGAATCATGTAATTAAACGAAAGAGATTAGATGGCCGATATAACTATCCCATATAAATACGAAGCCCGGGAATACCAAAAAGAATTCTGGTTAGCTGTACAAGACGAGCCAGCAAGCCGAGCTATTATTGTTTGGCCACGTCGTCATGGTAAAGACAAGACTATGATTAATGCGTTGCTTATTCAAATGCTTAAACGTGTTGCCAATTACTATTACGTGTTTCCAGAGTTTAACCAAGGGCGTAAAGCGTTGTGGGACAACCTTGACTCCAACGGCTTTAAAACAATGGACCATATTCCACAAGAACTTAGAAAGCGTACCGATCAACAGCAAATGCTTATAGAACTTTATAATGGTTCAATCTTCCAAATCATAGGTGCGTCAGACATTAACCGTATTGTTGGAACAAACCCAGCTGGGATAGTCTTTAGTGAGTATTCACTTATGAGTCCAAACATTATTGGATTCTTGCTACCGATTGTAGTTGAAAACAAAGGATTTATGTGGTTTAACTTTACTCCTCGTGGAGATAACCACGCACGTACACTTTACCAACAAGGCATGAAAAACGGTTGGTTTGTATCATATCTCACGGCAAAAGATGCAGGACAGTTTAGCGATCAAGAGTTAGATGAAATAAAAAAGGAATATAAGGGGTTATATGGTGATGAAAGATTATTTAATCAAGAGTTTATGTGTTCGTTTGATGAGCCGATTCAAGGTTCTTATTACGGTGATCTCATTGCACTTGCCGAAGAAACGGATAGGATTGGAGAGGTACCTTATCGTCAGGAACACCCTGTTCATACTTATTGGGATCTTGGTGTTGGTGACGCTACTGGAATTTGGTTTGCTCAGTTTATTAATGATAAGGTTAATCTCATAGACTATTACGAAGGCAATGGTAAAGGACTTGACCACTACATTAAAGTTCTACAAAACAAACCATACGTGTACGGCGAACACTTTGCACCACACGACATTAAGGTACGAGAGTTCGGCAGCGGACTTAGTCGTGTAGAAACAGCTCGTAATCTCGGAATAAATTTCCGTGTAGCACCTAAACTTAAAATTGAAGATGGTATTAATGCAACAAGAATATTACTTCAACGATGTTATTTTGATAAAAAGAAATGTGAAATAGGCATAGCTTGCTTAAAAAATTACCATAGAAAGTATAACGAAGAAACGAGGGTGTATGATAATAAACCACTTCATGATTGGAGTTCTAACGGGGCTGATGCTTTTCGCTACCTTGCAGTATCTGTTAAACAAAACCAAATAACTAGTAATAATGCAACGTATGACGATATTCCTGAATATGCACGTTCAGGATTCGATTCATACAATCAACAATCAACAAGTAGATTTAACCGCCATGCTGACAACGGTACAACTGTCGATGGCTTTGATAAAAACGGATTCTATAGATAGGAGGGTATATGACTATAGAGGATATTAAAAAACTTTGTCCTAAAGCTGACAATGTTGTCGTATCTAATGATGGTGGTGTAGGAATAAAAGTAGGAACGTTTGCCGGATCTTGTGCCGGAACTGTAGATGCTATTAAACAATGTTATCGCGAACTTATTAGAAACAACATGGAAATGGAAGATCAAATAAGGCGATTTAATGCATCACGATGATTTTTGGAAAATGTGGGCTGAAGTTGGTAAAGAACTTATAGACCACGGCGAAGAAGTACAGTTTGGGCACAGCTTACTTGAAATTAAATACATGGAAGGCCAACCTAAAGTAATTATTCTTAGCAAGTCTATTAAAAAGAAATACCCAACAGATGAAATAGCCAAGTTGTCAGTTGCACAGGAAATGGAAACTACCGAAAAGAATAACTTTACTGGTGCACGTACGTTTACACTCACGTATAACAAAGGTCACATATCACACATTTTACTTGACGAATACACCAACAAATTGTTATAATACATACCAGTACTGAGCCTAGGCAAAGCAGGTACTCCTAATTAAGGGAGTATTTTGCTTTGGATAAGAAACAACCTAGACTTCTCAATGAGATAAAAAACCGCAAGGGTGCCGACTATGACACCCGCATGCAAAACCTTGAAGAGTCCGACAATGTTATTGGCGGTGACCCTCAACTTCGAGGAATGTTAGCATCTCAATTCCAAGTAGCCCAACAAGCACTTCGTTACATGTCCCTCGACTGGGATGAATACGAAGATTTACTATTTGTCCAAGGCAGAACCCCTGATAACTCTAAAATTAGACTTAGTGAAGGTAGCTTATCTACCATTGTTATAGAACGTGCTGGGCGTGTAATGGCCAATTTGCCACACGGTACAGTTCAATCCTATGGGTTACAAGACCAAGGTAAAGGGCAATTAATGGACCTGCTTTTACACAAGTGGATCTATCCAAATGCAACATACCAATATGATTTAGAAACTAAACTATTCCTATGGGATATGTATTCAAATGTTTACGGTACGATGCCAATGTGCTACGACTGGACATACACTCAAAATTACACCGGACCAGATTGCTGGTTAGTGCCTATTAGAAACTTCTTTCCACAACAGGGACGATACTCTATGCACAACTGTGATTTTGCGTTTGTGTCTAATTACATTAGTCGAGATTACCTTGAAGATCTTGTAGAAAATGAAGTTAATGATTACGACCTTGACGCCATAGCTCAAGTGCTAGAACGAACTAAACAAGGTAAGACACGACCAACTAGCTATGATGATTACTTGCGACACAACCCAATGTGGACATTCCGAAGGCGAACTGTTTTTACCGATACTGGTGAAATTGAAGTAGTTACTAAATACGAAGCTGGTGAAGATGGACGTTGGATAGACTTTCTACCTGACTTTGGTAACATCGTAATCCGTAACATACCTAACCCACACAAAAACGGCAAGATTCCTATTGTTCTTAAATACGCTATGCCTACACTTGATTCAGTTATTGGACTTGGTGACATGGAAAAAGGACGATACGCTCAGTACGCTATTGATACTGTTACAAACCTTCTTGTAGATGGTATAAAGCTTAGAACTTACCCACCAATTAAAGTACTTAACGGTAATGTTGTAATGCCATCTGTACGCTTCCAACCGGGTGCTAAATGGCTTGTATCTAACCCTAACGACATTAGTCACCACCAATTCCCAGATGTAGACGGCAACAACAACCTTACATTCCAAATGCTTCAAGGCATAATGAGTAACATTACAGGTCAAACTACTACACGAGCTAGTGCTGAATCTAACACACCAACACAAGGTAAAACTCCACAAGCTATTCAAGCTCAGAATGCTAGTCAATCCACACGTGATGAAATAGACACCAATTTTATGGACAAAGCTATCGAAGAGCTGTTTAACGGCATGATTGACCTTGTAAACAATATAGAACACGACAATCCTATTGAAATATTTATGTTTAACGAAGAAATTGGCCAGATTGCAGCCACGTATCCCGACATTCAGGACGCAATTAAGCTCTCTAAGAATGGTAAAAGTGCCAAAATTACTATTAAACCTAGCCGAATTAAGAACGAAAAGGGCTATGTCTACAAAATTAAAGCTAAATCTACTTACAAACAAAATATGGACGAAAAACACGCCCAACTGCTTGAGATTCACAACACATTAATGGCAAATCCTGGCATTATGGACGCACAATTACAACAAGCTGGACTAATGTTTGATTATGGCGAGTACTACAAAGAACTATTTATGACTGGTGGTATAAGAGATACTAAACTTTTGCTTAAACCACTACCTCAACAACAACCCGGACAGCCCGGAATGCCCGGACAACAAGGACAACAGCAAGGACCACAAGAAAGTCTACGTGAAAACATTAATATTAAAGACTTACCACCATCTGGTGCAGCACAAATGGCTCAACAAGCCGGCATTAACATAGATCCAAACGATTTTTTGCAATACCAACAAGCTAAGATGCAAATGGAAACACAATCTAAGATTGCATTACAAAACGCTAAAAACGGAATGCAGGCTCCACAACAGCCAGTACAACCACAAATGAGTCAAGTACCAGCTCCAGCACCAAACGCAGCTCCTATGCCCCCACAAATGGCTCAGGGACAACCTATGGGTCAGGGACAACCTATGGGTCAGCCACAAGGTCCTATGAGCATTGGTGATCCAGAAATAGCACAAGCAATGGCAAAGATAAGGAATAGTCAGCTATGAATCGAGGACAATCAGCAATACGGGGTAACATGAAAGTTAATTTTGATGAAGCCCTATACCAAGAACCACATATTGAAGAAGATGATAATTTTGTTGCACAAGAAGAAGAAATAATTAATACCTATGCTTCACTTGCTTCACACGCAGGATGGGAATTAATTAAAAAAGACTTTGAAGCAACCATTAATTCATACCGTTCTGGCAAACCATTACAGGCTGCAATACCTAACAAATCACTTGAAGAAATTGGCCGTCTTACTATTACTACTAATGCAATAGCTGATGAGCTAGAAAAGATTATCTTAACCGTAGAAACAGCAGTCGCTCAAGTAGAGGAGAAGATTAAGAATGGAAAACGACAACAAGGAATTTAAGGAGGAAATACTAAATGCTCAACCTGTACAATTCCCTGACTTTACCAAAATCAATAAACAACTATCTGAGAAAAGTGCTTCCGGTGTTTATCATTCGCCAATCCAACAAGGGCCATATCTTATATGTAGAAGCTGCGACCACCAGCATACGCTTGCTTTTGTCGGGATGGATAAGATGCTTGTTGGTGTTAAGCAGAACGGAGATCCTATTGTAAAAGATAGGTAATGCCCTTCAACTCCTGTTCGTCCCAAATAGATGAGCAGGCGTTGGGGGACATCACCCCCAGGCGACGCACGAGCCTTAACAAGTGTGTAAGAAAGGAGCAGCCATGGCTGATTCACAAATGACGCAAAACACCACCACTGCAGGTGGAACATCAGATTCGTCATCAGATGTAAACTCAAACGCAGGTGCCGAAGCACTACAACGATCTAACGCCAATGTCGATAGCGGTATTGATCAGGATAATGGTAATTCCGACTCTAGTGATGAGAGTAACGGTGCAAATAGTAGTGATGGGGCTCGACAACGACCTTCTCGTGCAGAGAGGCGAATTAGCGAATTAACAACTAAGATTAGGGAACTAGAAAGTGCTTTACAGCAACCCAGTTCATTATCCGATGTCTTGTCTAACAACCAAGTTAGTCCATCAAGTGTTCAGTTGCCTGACTATTCACAGATGAGCGAGATTACTCCTGACCAAATTAAGCAGGATATAATCAACGCCGCTAGTCAAATAGTAGACCTGAAAATGCAAACAACCGCAAAGGTTTTGGAATCTAACTTAACTCGACAACAAGCATCTGAGAAACGGGCTCAAGAAATTGAAAAAGCTGAAACCAAATATTCAGTCCTTAATCCAAATAGCGATGATTATGATGAAGACTTGGTTCATGAAATTACCGAATCTTACGGTGACATATATGCCAAAGACCCTACATATAGCTTTACGAAATTCCTACAGCCTTTAACTCGGGTATTGGACTCGTTATCAAATACAAATCCGCAAGGAGCGACAAATTCAGAATCAGCATCAAAAGGGAAATCTGCTAATCGTCCAAACGCTACTGTAAAAATACAGAAATCGTTTAACGAAATGAGTTCCAAAGAGATGGAGGACTGGTTCGCAATGAATCGTCGTTAAAAACAAAGGCATAAAATTCAATGGCAAATACAACACAGAATACAACCGCTGCTTATGACTCCAGTTTAAACCCTGGTGGTCTATCAGCTGAAGTAGCCGTTTACTACGAACGAAGGTTCCTAGAACGTGCACGTGCTATGTTAGTACACCAAGAAGGTGCTCAGTTACGAGCTTTAGAAGGCAACGCTGGAAAGCAAGTTATCTTTAACCGCTTCTCACCACTTGCTACAGCCGTAACTCCACTTACTGAAGGAACAAACCCAACATTAGTTACTCTAACTGATACTCAGGTTACTGTTACTCTTCAGGAATATGGTAACTCAATTCAAGTTACTCGACTCTTGGGTACTGTAGACATTGATGACCGCGACAAAGAAAAAATTGACGTTGTTGCTCAGAACATGGGTGAAACTTTAGACGCACTAGTAAGAAACGCATTGTATGCAGGTAATACTGCTCTTACAATCCCAACTTCTACTGCTAACACCAATGCTACGATGCAAGCTCAATATATTGCTCAAGCCGTTGCAACTCTCAAAGAAAATAAGGCTTTAATGTATGATGGTACTTTTGGCTGGATCGGTAAGATTCAACCTCAGTCAGAATACGACCTAATCCTTACAAGTACTTGGCAGAACGCAGCAGCATACTCAAATGTACAAGCTCTTTACGCTGGTGAAATTGGTGCTTTGTATGGTGTACGTTTCCTAGTATCTAACCAAGGTCAGACTACTACTCAAACTGCTACTCCTACAACTCAGTACCACAACTTCATCCACGGACGAGAAGCATTTGGTGTATACGACAATCAATTAGACGCTCCAAAGCTCTACATTGTCACAGGTGCAGATTCAGCCAATGCTGCAGAACGATACCACACCATTTCATGGGCTGGTCAGTTCGCTGCAAAGACTTTGAACTCATCATGGGTCATCGACGTTATATCTGGTGCATCTATTTCTTAATAGATAAACAGAATAAAGTCATAGGAGGTAGGAGTTTTATCGCTTCTACCTTCTTTTAATTAAATAAGGAGAAAATAATGGCAAGCAAACCGGCAACACCAGCATCAACAGATGCAGGCATAATGGTTCCACTTACAGAAGAAAAAGTACCTTTACACGGAATTATTGCTAAACAAAAAAGTCTTGATGAACTTTATGAAGAAATTGATACTGAAGATTTAAGTACTGTTAAAGGTGTAGATAATCAAATCGATGGTTTTATTAAAAAACATTATGAAGCACGTGATGCAAACATAGACCAAATAGCTGAAATCCTTAACTGGGAACCTATGGACGTAACACGCAGGCTTAAAGACCTCGGTTATTCATTTGCAGAAGGATCGTAATATGGATCCACGTAAGTTAGATGCTTCTCGACAAGCTGATTATTTAAAAATGCAAAAAAAACTTTCTGATCCTAATACATCTGAATTAGAAAAACGTCGTGCAAACGATATTATTTACGCTATTAATTTACAGCAACGTTCACCGGCTATTCAAAAGCTACGAGAACAAATGAAAGCTGCTGTTATTAATGGTGATAAAGATAAAATAGAAAAACTAGGTGAAATTGCTCAAAAAGTTGATAGGGACTGGAAGTTTAGTTGATATAAAGCTTCTTTTCTGATATAATGTATGTAATCAATGACTTTGAAATCAAAGAGTTGTGCCTTCTTTTAGGTATGACTCTTTTTTAAATAGGAGATTTTTATGGATTTACAAGGAGGTGCAGGCAATCCACAATATGGTGCAAGCAATCCACAAGCAGGTGCAGGAATGAGTAACGCATTACAAGGCAATACACTTGGTGTAACTAATTATCCAGCAGGGTTAATACAAGGTTCAAATGCAACAGATGTTCAACTAACTCCTCCGGGACAAAACACGGCTACAGATCCCAATAACAATCCAAACGCAGGAAATATTAATACAGCAGTTACAAGCGGTACATCAACAGGTTTAGACCCTTTAGCAACAGCTCAATTATCGGAAGCTATTAAAACTACCTATTCTAACCCAATTAAAAATTACATTAATCAATTAATGGTTTCAGGTCCAGCAAATTATGCACAAAACGTAGGTGATACAAACGCTTATTATAGTGCATTATCTCAACAAAGTGCAGATACAACACAAGGTCAAGTAAATGTTTTAGGACAACAACAAGCAGGCAATACCGCTTTAAAACAACTTTCACTTGCACAACTTGCTGATTCAATTAGAGGTCAAAATCAAGGTTTTCAAAATGCATTAGGTAACACGGGAGCTGGTAGTTCAAGTGCTGTACAAATGGGTGAATATGCCTATGGCAAAGAACAAGCTAAAGAACAATCTTCAATTAATCTTAATACAGCAGTAAACAATCAAAATTTACAAGCTCAAATTGATGCCGACCTTAAAAATGGTGTAGATGTACAACAGGTTATTGGAACACAGAAAAAACAAACATTAGATAATATTACACAAACATACCAAAATAACATAATAAATCTTCAAAATCAACTTTCAACAGCAGTAGGTTCTCAAGCACGAGATCAAATTTATTACACTAAACAAGCATTAGATGCTACTACATTAGCTGATTTACAAAGTTTGAACGACAATGTAAACGCTGCTACAACAGCTTATACAAATTCAATTAATTCAGGTAATCAAGTAACTGCAAACGCTCCAATGGCTACAGCACCTACAACACC